GCTGGCGGCGGCGGTCGCGCCGCTGGCGTCGGTGATCTGCACCTGGCCCTGCACGGCGCGCGCCGACACGCCCGTCACGAAGAACTGCGCCTTCTCGACGCCGTCGACGGTCAGCGCTGCGGCCTCCAGCCGCGCCTTCATCAGCGACAGCGGCGGGGCGTGGCCCAGGATCCCGCCCAGGTGGTCGACACCCAGCGACGTGTCGTAGTAGCACTCGCCGGCGAACGTCCGGATCGCGCTCGCGGCATCCTGCGCCAGGGCGTACGGGCCGGTGGCGACGGCGATGTTCCCGTTCGCATCGACGTCCAGATCCCACGTCTCCGGGTTCAGGTAGAGCGTGTCGGCCATCAGGTGGTGCCCGGGTCGCCCGGGTGCACCGGGTCGATGCCGACATCGCGGCCGCCCGGCAGCGTCGGGAAGGTGATCGTGGCGCCGGGGAAGCGCTGCGCGGCGGACGCGGCGATCGCGGAGTTCATCGCCGCCACCTGCGCGTCGAGCACGCCGATCTGCGTCGTGAAGAACGTCGCCGGCTTGGTGATCGGGGTCAGGAACGCGGCGATGAAGGCGGTGATCCACGCCACGATGGCCGCGGAGTTGGCCGCCGGCGGCGTCAGCAGGGCCACGATCGGCTGCAGCGCGACCTGCTGGTCGAACATCGCGGTGCGCAGCGCCCCGAGCGACCCGTAGGCGGTGTTCACCAGCGCTTGCAGCGTCGCAGCATCCGGCGCGGCCTCGGCGGCGGCGGTGATGTTCGCGAACACCTGCAGGTTCAACTGGTTCACGCCTTGAGGGTTCATGCTTCAAACGATGTTGGTGATGATCCCGTCTTGGACGGTGACGATCGCGCCGGAGGCGGTGGTGAAGGTGCCCGTCGCGCCAGTGCCCACGGTCAGGTTCCCGGACGTCATCGCCACGGCGGACTCGACGTCGGTCAGGGGCGCGACGGCCTTCACCTTCTGCGGGGAGAACAGCGTGATGCCCTCGTCGGAGAACTGCAGGTACTGCTCCGGCGTGCCGTTCAGGTAGCCGCCCACGTACAGGGCGTCCGACCATCGGAACTGGCCGCCGCGACCTGGCGCGGCGCGCCCGCGGTTTGCGACGACGCCGGAGATGTCGCGGCTCGCGAACACCGCGACGCCGAGGTCGCCGACCTTCGGGTCGAGGATGATGGCGTTGGTGCCGCCCTGCGTGCGCATGTACGGCACGCCGTAGATCACCGGCTGTGGCGTCGCGTTGCCGTCGCCGTCTACTTGGTCGATCAGCGGCTGGATGTCGACGAAGCCGACCGGTGCGACGCCGCCATCGTTGGTGACCTTCAGCACCTTGACGAGCGTCGACGTCGCGATGCGCGAGATGATCGACTTGACGACGGCGACCTGCGCGTTGAACGACGCGTTGCCGTCCCGCGCGCGCTGGCGTCCCTGGATCGAGGTGCTACTTTGAGGGGATGGCAAGTTGACCCTGGACGACGAGTTCGAGCTGCGTGAACCATTTTCCGGTTGGCACCTCAGCTTCGAGCTCATGCACCAGGGTTACAACGTTCCAGGTTGCGTTTGCCTGCGGCAACGCACTTCCCTCGACCTGCACCAGACCGCCGAAGCGGATCTCCGGGTTGAACAGCGTCGTGACGATGATCCCGGTCGCCGTGTAGCTGGGGTATCCCACCATGCCCTTCGCCGGCGAGATGACGGCCGCGTCGCCCGTGCGCGCGCCGTCAAGTGGCCAGATCGCCAACGTCCCGAGGTGGATCGTCCCGTCGATGCGTGCATCCTCGATGCACTCCATGATCTGCGTGCGCAGGCTGCCGTTGTACGTGCACTTTGGCAGCATCACGTTGACGCCGTTGTTCTCGAACTTCAGGCCGGCCTGTTTGGCGAGTTCCTGGAGAACGACCGCAGCGCTGACCGGGCCCTTCGACGAGAAGCCAGGGCCGGGCTGCAGCGCCTCGTAGAGGCCGCCGAGCCCCGTGATGACGAACGAGACGTCGGGGGCGGACAGGAAGTCGGCGTACGCGGCGAGGATCGTGCCCTCGAAGATCTGGGACATGTTGCCCGCATCGTCGCTGGCCAGGACGCTGATCACGTTCGCGTTGAACTTGGTCGGCAGTTGGCCCAACGTCGAAAACTGGTTCATCGTCGACAGCGACAGGCCGAAGATCCGAACGGTGATCTCCGACATGCTGGCACCGCCGGCGATCTGCGCCGACACCTGCACGCGGTGCCCGGTGAGCGTCTGGGCGACTCCGGCATCCGGCCCTGTGGCCATCGTGAGCACGACGTCGATCTTGCGGCGGTTGAAGGACATCAGGCGTCCAGGTAGATCAGTTGGAACCGCGAGCCGAGGCCCGGGGACGAGGGGTCGTCGGCGCCCTGCGTGTCGCGGAACACCAGGTCGCCGACGAAGCCGCGGTAGACGTCCCGCACCAGGGGCATGCCGTTCAGGCACAGCGCGCCCTGAACGATTGGCTCGTCGCTGACGAACAGGTCGAGGTACAGGCTGCGCTGCCGGGTGATGAGCCGGATGCGGCACGCCTGGCCGCCGAGGGTCGCGCGCACGATCTGCGATGGCTTGTCGGCGAGGGGGATCGTGTTCATCAGAAGGCGGGGGTCGAGAACATGTCTGCGTCGATTTCGGCGCGGCGCGCGGCGACGTCGGCGGCGATCTGCGCCTGCGTCGGGGCCGGAACCGGCTGGGGCTGGACGGTGCCGGAGTTCACCGGGTCGGCGGATCCCGGGTTCTGGACGTTCGTGAAGGCGATGCCCGCGGTCACGCGCACCTGCCGGATCCCGAGGTCGATCGCCAGCAGCCCGACACCGGAGGACGCCTGCTGCGCCATGGCCAGGCGCGTCACGGTCACCGACAGGTAGGTCTTGACCGGCGTCACGATCTCGAAAAGCGTCAGGTCATCGGCGATCAGTTCGAGATCGGACAGGAATGACTGCCTGTCCTGCTCCGAGCCGCCCTTGGTAATGCGCAAGCGGATGTCGAAGGGCCTCTGCACCTTGTCGTACGAGGAGAACGCTCCCTGCTCCAGCTGGAAGTCGGCGACGGCCCATTCGCGCACGTAGTCGAGCGCGATGATCGAGTCGGGCTCGAGCAGCTTCGAGTTCTTGTAGTAGATGCCCCACTCGGACTTGCCGGCCTGCTGCAGCACGGCGGCGTCCGCCGTTGCGGCTGCCGGCGCGCCTGCCGGCGCGGGGCCGGAGAGCAGCGTAGGGGCGCCGTTGTCGCTCATGATCCCAACCCCTGGTTGCCCTGCATGGCGAGGTGGTTCTCGCGCAGGCGATCGCGGATGTCGCGCGCGATGCCGCCCGCGTCGGTGGAGCGGGTGTTGACGACGACCTGGCCGATGTGCGTCTCGGCGCTGTTCGTGGTGCTCGCGACTTGGCTGCCACCCATCGAGCCCATGATGCTGCGGATGTAGCCCTGGGTTTCCAGCGGCATCGGGGCGCCGCTGGCCAGGTTGCCGGATCCCCAGTTGTAGGCGGCCAGCGCCTGTGGCAGGTTGCCCTTGTACTGCGCGAGCAAGTCGCGGTACATGCGCGCGGCGCCCATGGCCGACTGGCCAAAGTCGTTCGGGTCGAGCACGCCGTAGGCGGCGGCCGTCTTGTCCATGAAGCCGAAGTGGCCCTTGGCGCCCTTGGGGCTGAGCATGTTCTTGCCGCGGCCGCTCTCCTGCTTCCAGACGGCGTCGAGCAGGCCAGCGGGCAGGCCGAACTGCTTCTCGAGCGCGGCGAGATAGGACGACGAATCGCCGGACGGTGCAGCCGAGCCGCCGCCGGAGCCGTTGAGGCGGCCCTGCGCGTACGGCGTCAGCTTCACACCCTCTCGATGGCTGATGTCCCACCATTCCTTGAGCGCGCTGCCCAGCCCCCAGAGCTCGTAGCCGGCGAACAGGCTCGCGCCGACGACGCCGCCGCGCGAGCCGAGCGCCGCGCGCCCTGCCACGCCACCCACGCCCGCGCCGCCCGCCGCGCCGGCCACGGACGCTGCGGCGCTCACACTCCTCAGCGTGGCCACCAACTGGCCGAGCTGGGAGATGAGGCCCACGAAGCGGATCGCCGACATGGTCGTCAGCGCGACCGTGATGCCACCGATCAGGGCCGCCGCCGTGCCCGCGTGGCTGCGGATGAAATCCGCAAGGCCGACAAGCGCCGGCGTCAACTTGTTCAGAACGTCCGTCGCCAGGCGACTGAACGTTTCGGTGAGCAGCACCCACGCCTTGCGCCGGTCCTGTGCCGCCTTGACGTCCTCAGGCGTGCGGGCGTTGGCGCGCGCGGCCTCGTCGTAGAACGCCTTGACCGCGGCGCGGCCCTGCCGTAGGAAGTTGACATCGTCCGAGCTGAAGCCCATGCCCTTGCCCATCACCTGGGCCTGGCTCGCGGTCATCTTGCTCAGCGCGTCGGCGGCATCGAGCGCGATGTCCTTCGTGTCGCGCAGTTGCCCCTTTGCGTCGGTGACGCGGATGCCCAGCACGCGGAAATACTTCAGCGATTCGCCGCCCTGCCCCGTCAGGCCGAAGCGAGTCACCGACTCGGCGATGTTTTGCAGGCTGTTGGCCAGCGAGTCGCCGCTGCTGCCCGCGGCATCGGCCGCGATCTTGAGCGAGGACATCTCGCCCACGGACGTGTTCGCATTGGCCGCCATCTTGCCGAGAGCGATGTCGCTGCGCGTCACGTCCTCGACGAACGCCTTGATGACGCTCAGGCTCATGAACGCGGCCGCGGCGCGCAGCGCGCCGTTGCGCACCTTGTCCAGGGCCTCGCCCCCCTTCTTGCCCATGGCCTCGAGCTCGGCGACCGGCTTCTTGGCGACCTTGGCGGTCTGGTCGAGCCCAGTCTGCACCTTCTTGGTGACCTTCGCCGTCTTCTCCAGATCGTCCTGGACGGCCTTGTTTTCCTTCTTCATCGCCTTGGCGTCGAGGCCAAGGGTGATCATGAGGGCATCGATGACAGTGGCCATGTCTTCTCCGAAGCGGATGCGTCAGCCGCGCGCCGCCGCGCGCTTCTGCATCACCCGCTCGTTGTGCCGGTCGACCGCGATGATCTCCAGCAGGTCGTAAAGGTCTTCGGCGCCCAACACCGTCCCGAGCTCGGCGTAGGTCGCCAGGTGCGCGCTGACGACGAAGCCGACCGAGCGCGGCACGTTCAGGTAGTCGGCGAGGCCGCTGACTTGCTCGCCGCCAGGGCCGATCTGTAGGCGGCGGCGAGCTCCGAAAAATCCACGTGCAGGCCGAACACCGCCTTGCGCAGCGTGAGGTAGGTGCCGATCTCCTCGATGCTGGCGTCATCGAACAGCTTCGTGACGAGGTCGGGCCGCTTGGGATCGGGCACCGCCTGGACGCAACCCATCATCTCGTCCAGCAGCGGCTCGGCGTCCTCCCAGCGCATGTTTCCGAAGATCTTCATCCCCAGCGTCGCGATGCCGGGCAGGCCGGACTGCGCAATGTCGTCCGGGATCTCGACGCCGCCGCGCGCCAGCGCGAGGAAGGTGCGCGTGGCCCACTTCTCGGCCTGCAAGGCCGGCATCTCGGTGATCTTGAAGACCTTGCCCTGATCGCGGCCCTCGGCCGAGATCGTGACGAATACGTCGCGGCGCGCCATTACTGCGGCGCCCCGTCGATCGACTGCCACACGATCTTGAACGTGCGGTGCTGGAGGGTGCCCTTCACCTCGGGCATCGGTTGGTAGTCCTCCAGGCTGCCGTCGACGCAGTTGTACGTCTTGCCGGTCGCAGCGATCACGATCGTGGCCTGGGCGTTGATCGACTCCTTGAGCTGCTTCATCGCGCCCGCCCACGTGTCGAAGACGTCGTTCGACGAGCTGTCGGCCTGCAGCGAGACGGTCATCTCGTAGAGCTGGAAGATGTAGCCCGTCGACTTCTTGCCGTCGACGCCCATCTTGCTCTCGGTGAGCTTGACCGACTGCGATGCGAACGCATCGTCGGTGGCGAACCCCTGCAGCTTGATCTGGGGGATCAGGCCCGGGACTCGGATCATGAAGACCGCATTCGCGGCGGTGATGGTGGCCATGGAGGTTCCTCAGAAGGCGCGGCCGCGACGGGCCGCCGAATGTCAGGTGGGGCGGTCGGACGCGTCGCGCGTCACTGGATTTCGAGGCTCAGCAGGTCGAGTTTGTTCACCGACTGGCCGTCCGTGTACCAGAGGGTGCACGACGGCGAGCCGCGGCCGGCGCGCACCTGGGCGGACGGCATCTTGACCTGCAGGTAGTAGCCCTGCGCAGTGATGATCTGGTCGATCTTCTGGCCGGCCTGCGTGTTGACCGCGGTCGCCTCGAGCGCCGAGAGCGTCACGCCTGCGCGGATCGATCCGAAGTTCAGGGCGGCAGCGATCGGGTCGGAGAATGCGCCTCGAACCATGGCCTCGCCATCGGCGTTGTATGGGACGCTCTTGATCGTGGTCAGCAGTTCCATCCCGGCCAGTTGCAGGTCGTTGTTCAGCTTGATCTGGTTCACGTACGTGTCCAGCCACTCGAACTTGCCGGTCACGCTGCCCGGGTAGAAGTAGACGAACCCCTGGTTGGCCGTCGCCACCGCGCCATAGAAGTTGTAGCCGTTGGCGATCAGGTTCGACGCCACCGTCTCGTCGGTGACGTCAGCGGCCAGGCCCTGCTGCGAGCGGTAGGCGAAGTTCGCGCGACCGTTGGTGCGGGAGTAGTCCAGCGACGCGACGGCGCCGGCGATGAACATGGCGATCTTCCAGCTGGGGCTGTAGATCGGGCAGATCCCGGACGCCTGCTCGGCGATCAGGATCGGTGCGAGCGCGGTGGACGCCTCCGGATTGGTCGTCGGAGCCAGATCCGGATCCCAGGCGATGTAGGCGTAGCGGTTGTTCTTGCTGTTCGACCAGGCGGCGAACGCCTGCTTGACGGTGTTGCCCGCACCGCCGTCGGGATCGAACAGCGTGACGAACGTCGCCCAGTCCTGCGTGACGCTGCCGAGCGCGGCCATGAAGGCGGCCGGCACCGCGGCATCCGCACCCTGCGACACCGTGCCGCCGTCGGTGGAGAGCAGGCGCAGCCCGTGCGCGAGCGAGCCGGTGGCGAAGTCGATCGTCGACGCCGCGCCGGTCGTGCCGCTCGTGAACACGAACGCGCCCGACACGCTGTCGAAGGCGATCGCGAAGCCCGGCGTGGTGAAGCCCGCCAGGATGATCGTCGCCGCATTGCTGAAGCTGGTCGCGGTCGACAGGTCGATCGCGCTCGAGGTGTGCGAGACGCCGTCGACGACGATGGTCAGCACCCCGCTCAGGGCCTTCAGTTGGGTCAGCGTAAGCGCGGCCAGCGAGCCGCTGCGCAGCCACGCGGCAACCGCCGTCGGGTTGTACTGCGCCACCAGGAGGGTGCCGGGCTTCACGTCGGAGTTGTCGAAGCCCAGGCCGTAGATCGCCGCCGCGGCCGCCTCGTCGGATGACGCGCCGAAGAACCCGCCCACCGCCTCGGGCGCGAAGGCGTAGACGGCGCCGATGGGCACGCGCGTGGACTCGGTCAGCAGCAGGCAGTTCAGGTCGAGCGCGTTGCCGCCCCCGCTGACGACGCCGGGCGTCACGTTCACGAACATGTTGGCGGGAATGGATTTCGTCATGGCGATCCGTTGGAAGGTGAGTTGAGACGCGCCGCCGAGGACTCGGGCGAGCGGGGACGCGGCGCGCGCGCGGCGCGCCTGCTAGGTCGGCTGGCAGCGCCAGCTCGGCGGGGTTCAGTGCGACCCGTAGGTCGCGGAGTCGACTTCGATCAGGCCGACCGTCAACTGGTCGGCGAAGTCCTGGCCAGTCGTGATGACCGGGTTGCACTGGGCGGTGACGTCCACCATCCAGCACTGCTCGACCTGCTGCTCACCGCCGACGAACGGCGCCTGGCGCGGCTCGGTGGTGAGCAGCGGGGTCACCGCGTAGCCCGTCGCGGCGAATGCGTCGACGGCGTAGTCCGTGCGGTACATGGCCGCGATGACGCGCACCCACTCGGGGCTGCTGGGCCCGTGGACGTCGAGCTGGATGATCAGCTTCTGCGGCGCGAGGTCGAATCGCTGGCCCACGCCATTGACCGGGTCGTCGACGCGCCCGTCGGCGTAGCTGACGACGTTCGTCTCCAGCCGCTCCATGTGGATGGGCGTCATCACGATGAAGCTGTCCGCGCCGGGCTCGGGCACGCGGTTGTCCTGGCCGACGACCACGACGGTCGACGGACCGAACAGGCCCAGCAGGAACAGCCGGTGCGCCTCCAGGGTCTGGTCTTCGGTGAGCGAGATCGTCGCGGTCATTTGTTGTTCTGCCTCACGCAGGCGACCTTCGACCAGCCGGCGGTGGCGAACCAGTCCTCCAGCTCGACCTTGACCAGCCACACCGAGCCGTCGGGCAGCGTGAACAGGTCGCCGCCGCGGGCCTGCGGCCGGGAGACGCCCTTGAACTCGGCGTCGACGTACAGCGCGCAGAGCTCGCCGTTGATGTTCAGGCCCTGCACCTGGCGGAGCTCGCCACCGGTCAGGGGTTGCTTCTGGACGAGGACGTCCACGGCAGCTTCGTAGGTCGCCGCCCTCTTGCCGCTCGCGGCCGACGTCGCGCCGCTCGAGCGCAGGTACGACGCCACGACCTTCGGGTTGACGCTGGAGACGACGGCGCCGGCGATCTTGTTCAGGTTCATCGGCTACTCCGCCTTGCCGACGTTGTGGGTGAGCGAGGACAGCATCAGGCCCGAGTCGTGCAGCGGTTGCGCGCGCGAACCCGAAACTCCCTCCTCGCCGGCCGCGACGCGCCTGGCCGCCTCGCCGACTGTCTTGCCCGTGACGACCAGGGCCGGGTCGTCGTCGCGCATCTTGCGCAGCATCAGCGTGATGGGCGACAGCGCGTCGAACTTGCCGCTGGCCAGCGTCGCACCGATGTCACCGGAAGCCTGCAGGCCGACGCCCTCGAGGACGTCATCGGCGGTCGCGCGCTGCTGGGCCACGGCCTTGACGCCGTCGCCCATCACCTTGACCCAGTTGCCCTTGCGATCCGCGATCGTCGGGCGGATGAACGGACGCGGCGGGATGCCCTGCGCGGACGCGCCATTCTCTTGGATGGCGGCCACGTAGGCGACGGGCGTGCCGTCCTTGTACTTCGCTGCCTCGAACCAGCCGACCCGCGCCACTTTGTCGGCGAATCCCTCGGGGATCGCCTCCAGGCGCGCGCGGATCTTGTCGAAGTTCAGCTTGCTGGCCATCAGAAGACGCCGCCGGCCTTTCGGAACGACGCGCGCTCGAGCGAGCCGCCGATCAGGAATCCGCCGGCACCGCGCACGCCGAGCAGCGCCCACAACTGGGTGCCGTAGGAAGTGCCCGCCAGCCAGAACTGCCACGCGCTCTTGGTGGGCGGCGGCTGCATCTGAACGCTGACGCTGCCCTGCGTGGCACCGGTGATGGGCGCGGCGGGCTGGCCGTCGGCCGCCATCTGGCCGAGCTTGGCCAGGTGCGCGGTCAGCAGGTCGAGCGCGCGCTGCTTCACGGGCCCGCGCAGCAGGCAGGAGTCGTACTCCCCCAGGAACAGGGTCGCGTCCTGGAAGTAGGTCGCCAGCTGCGCGTCGTCGATCGAGCTGAGCTCGGGGAACGAGGCGTTGAAGCCGTCGGCGTCGAACGTGTGCGGCGCGCTCACGGCCGGCTTACTGGTTCTTCGAGGCCGGCTTGGCTTCGTTGCTGTTCTCGTCGACGTAGTCGCCCGGGGTCTTCGGGCTCGACGGGTCGGCGATGTTCATGTCCGACGCGACCTTCTCGGCGTCGGCTCGCTTCTTCTGGACGGTCACGTGGCCGTTCTTCTGGTGCAGCTTGAACACCTCGTTCTTCAGCAGCAGCTCGACGTCGGCGTCGTCGACCTCGGTGCACACGCCGATGGGCGTGACGATGCGGTCGTTCGCGACGCCCGTGCCGCCCTTGATGTGCACGGTTCGGCCTTGCACCGCGACCGCGCCCTCGACGCCCGGCGTCCAGTCCACGTAGTGCTGGTCATTGGCGAGGGTCGAGAAAACGAATTGCTTGCCCATGGGCAGATCTCCTGTGGTGGGGCCCCCGCGGATCACCGCGAGGGCCTGGGGTTGATGCGCGGCGTGCCGCGCGCTCAGCGGTCGGTCAGATGCCCGAGCCGCGGACGATGGCGTACGGACGCTTCACCAGCGTGCCGGCGGTCGCGTTCGCGAAGTCCTCGACGTACTTCTTCGACTTCTTCTCGACGCCCAGCACCATGAACTTCGACGGCACGATCTGTTCGATCACGCGGCTGTTGTCCGAGGCGCCGTCCTGCACCGTGTCGGCGTACAGGTAGAAGACGTTCGCGCCGCCGTTGGCGGCGTTCAGCTGGGGAGCCGACTCGACGCGCATCTTCGGGAACGTCTCCTTGATCCAGCCCATGACGCTCTGGCTGCCGTACTGCGCCACGGTCGTGAGGTACGCCTTCACGGCGGTCGGCACCGCGAGCGTGGTTTCCACCTGCTCGGGGTCGACGGTGTCCTGCGACTGCGTCTGCAGCTTGGCGACGGCCGTCCGGATGTCGGCCGTGATCTCCAGGAACGTCTTCGTCGACCAGAGGGGCGAGGCGGCCGCGCCGTTGGCCACGTTGTAGTACGCGGGCAGCGCCGGGTCGTTCAGGAAGCCGTACGTTCGGTTGTTGCCGCTGTTGTAGCCGTAGAAGCCGACCAGGTTGCGCTGGATCTCGAGGGCCAGCGACGAGCCGTTGCGCTTTTCGGCCGCGCTGTCGACGCGCACGCGCGCCGCGCGCAGACCTTCGAGCACGCCGACCTGCAGGCCGTGCTCGAAGCGCACGACGGTGCGGCGCTCGTAGTTCGCGTTCCAGCTGGACAGCGGCACCTTGGTCAGGTCGCCGTAGGGCACGGCCTTGCCGACCGGCTCCAGGACACCCTGCACGACTTCTTCGTCTTCCCAGTTGCCGACGGTCGTGATGCCGATCAGGACGTCGATCTTGCGCGCCGCGGTGATGGTGCGCACGAAGCCCGGCAGCCAGGTCTGCAGGAACTGCACCGGCGTCGTGATCGACGCGGTGGTCAGCAGGCCCTGCTGGTCGTCCATGGCGAAGGCGTCCATGGCGGCCTCCGCCATCTCCTCGATCTGCCCGCGGGGCAGGCCGATGCCGATGTCGCTGAGCGCGAGGTAGTCGGCGACGTCCTCGGCGGTCAGCTCGCCGGTCGCGAGACGGCGCAGCCGTTCGGCTTCGGAGGCCCTTGCGGCTCGTGCGATCATCCGCGCATGGTCGAGTACGGCAACGGCGTCGGGCAAGGGACCGGCATCGCCGGCGGTGGTGGGGGCGGGGGCGGGTCCGTCGACCTCGGCACCGCGATCGGCGACTGGTTCAACAACGCCGCGCACACGATCGAGACGATGCCGCCGTTCCAGCTCGCGATCCTGATCGTCGCGGTGATCGCCGGTCTGTTCCTGATCAAGCGCCTCGTCTTCTAGCGGTCGCTCCCGTCGCGGCGCCGGAGGTAGCGGAGCGCGACCACGCCCGACGCGAACTGCCGCGTTTCGATGAGCTCGAGTCGGCGCATCTCGAAGCCCTCGGGCAGGAAGCGCTTCCCGGCACCGACGAGGACCGGGTGCACGTACGGGTGGTACTCGTCGACGAGGTCGCGTTCGATCATCGACGCCGCGACGGTCGGCCCGGCGATGCTGATGATCCCGGTCGTCGTCGGCCGGAGCCGCTCGACGAGCGCGACCGGATCCTCGTCCGTCACCCAGCCGGTGTCGACGCTG